GTACGTCATTAAAACGTCTGTACGCAAATAAACAGTACATATATCACCGTCTTGTCTTATCTCAGACACAAAGTAATATCGGTGTAAACTTTCGATATAAACGTAATTAAACGTTACTATATTAGTTGAGCGGAAACGGATAACAGGTTCTAATATGTTTACAGTTGAATTTAAAACACCTGTGTATTCTTCGTTTTCCTGTAGTGTCTTATTAACCCTGTTAGGTTCACCGTTATAATTATAAGTTTTTATCAGCATACCACAAAAAATTTAAAAAAGGGTGCGTCCCTGTGCTATCAACTACAGGAAATGCACCCTCAACAGTTAAACAACAAAACTTAGGCAATAAAGAACACAACAAAGTTTTCGTTTGTGTCATTGAAATAGCCAGCGTCAAACTTGAAATAGTTGTTAAAGAATTCCGCTTTTGCGTTGTAGTTGGTTGTTACTCGCTTATCAAGGTTTGTCACACCTAAAGCGTCACGGTCAAACATAACACCCAACACACCGCTAACAGAAACGTTTGCACCGCTAGCACTCTTAACGTCAATCTTTGACGTGTTTTCAAAGGCATAATTTTTACCTGTTGCTTGCCAACTTGCCACGGTCTCAGCCTGTGGCAACAGAACGTTCTCACTGTTGAACGTGTCGGCATACAGATACGCTTTGGCCGCTGCTGCGAAATCAGACAACAGAACTGTGTGCAAAACGTCTTTCGGTGTGAATCGCTCCTTACCGCCAACGTTGAACAGGGTTGAAATTGTCTGCAAACGGTCTGAGTACAGTCCCATAACATAAGCGGCAAAACGGATAAAGTCGGGTGTTGTTATCGCTGCGGCTGCGGTCAAGTGGGCATCTGTCTTATCGTTGTAAAGTTTCAACAGGTTAACGCAACGAACAGTACTAGCAGTTGAATAGTCAACAGTTTCATGTGTTGACGGTACGAATCCGAAAGCGGTTTTGTCTGCGTCCAACGTCTCAGCTATCATGTTATTAATTGTTCGCATAATGAGTGCATCTGTCTTGATAGTCATTGACTTGTCAACTGCTGAGTAAATCATTGACAGGAAACCGTTCATTTGTTCTGCGCTGCTGAAACTTTCTTTTACCTGTCTTTCTGTGATAGATACAGGAACCTCAAAAGTTACCTTTGAGTTAAAGAACTTAGCTGAAACAGTCGGTTTGTGGAAAACGTCCTGTTTGTACTCTTTACCGTCCTGTAAGTTCCACGTATCATTTTCTTCTGCAACGGGCACATCAGCAGAGATTTTCTCCAATACGGAACCGAATTCCCAGGCATCCATAAGAACACTCGGAACTTTACCCGAATAAGGTCGGTTGACGAACACCACTTTACCGATATGGTTTACAAGTGATTTAACATAATTGTCTACTGCGTTTTGGTTGAACACTTCGTTACCCAAATCCACCAAACCTGTAAGGTCTTCGTGAACAAGTTCTGTATTACCCAAAACCTCACCCGATACGGTGTTAACTAAATTATAAATCTGTTTTACGTTCATTTTTATAAAAATTAAGTAATTAATAAATATCTACTGTTAACTCTTTCGCAAGTTCTGTTATCACTTGCGTTTTGAAATTAGTTTTGCGCAAACTCATTTCTTTTTGAATAATTTCACTAACAGGAACACCGCCCGACAAACTGTTCTTAACAACTGTTTTCGTACCTGTTTCTTGTCTGTTTCCTGTTGAATCTCTTTGTTGTTTTGTGTCATTACCGAAATCTCCATTATTAAACGTTACACTTGAATTTATTGAGTTGTTATTCCCTGTTTCGTCCACGGTGTTATTTACCGTTTCAGTTGTCTTTTCTGTTACAGGGCTTAACACGTCATATTCTTTATTAAACACTTGAATTTGTTTTTGCCATTCGTCAAACTTTACTGTAATAATACCTTTTACAATATCGTTTGCAGTTTCGTTTGTGACGGCATTAACTAAAGTTCTGTTTCCATATTTGAAACGAAAATCAATATCAATTATTTTCGGGTCATCTGTCCCGAATATTGAATCGTACAGAACAGGAAACAGGGGTTTAAAGATTTTTTCAAATAACCCATTTTCAGTTGTGAAAAGCTCATTAATTGTCATCTTTGTTTTCTTTTTCTTCTGTTTCTTGCGTTTCTTCTGTTTCCGTTTCCGTTTCTTCTGTTTCTTCTGTTTCTTCTGTTTCTGTTTCCGTTTCTTCTGTTTCTTGCGTTTCTTCTGTTTCGTTTTCCGTTACAGGGTCAACGTCTTCTTTTTCGGTGTGGTCGTGCCCTTGTTCTGTTGCTTTGAGTAACGACAGATAATTTTCGTGTTCGATTTTCCAACTTGACCCCAAAGTTACGGTTATTTCTGTACCGAACATTTCGTTAACACGTTTCACACCCTCAACACGTTCTTTTAACATCGAATCGACAAACGGCATTAAAGCGTCTATATTCATAGAAACTTCTTGCGTGTTCAACCGCTCACGTTTCATGTTATAGTTTGCATTCAAACCCAAATCGTTAAACATTGACGCTTTGTAATACTGCAAAAGTTCAATTAATTGACCGATTTGTTGGTTTCCCTGTGTTGGCGGTGTCTGTAAGTTTACACCTTTGAAAAAGGCATTTTCACCGATTACTGAGAAATCACCGTTCAAAATCTTTTGCAAAAACAATTCTGCACTCTGTTTGGTCTTGTCATCGCTAGCAGAGATTAACATCGTGATACGTGTCAAAATGCTAGCCAAATTAAGCGTTATTGTTGCGTCTGTGTAAAGAACACCATATTTTCCGATAATAGGCAAAAGTGAATCTGCAAACGGTGTGTTATTTATAACTACAATATCAGAACCGATTTTATATGTTTTGTTCAACTGTAACCAAGGGTTTGCAACAACATAATCTTTGCCGTAACCGTAAGCGTCACACTCTCCACCCCTTGCACCTTGTAAAGCGTACAAATTACCGTCAACTTCTGCTATTCCAACGTTACCAGTTGTTTGCAGAATCTTTTCAAGTTCAACAGGTGGGACGGTTTCGGGTGTTCCTTTATATTCAAACATTTTAGAAGTCATGCAAAGAACACGTTGCATAAATGTTAATAATGCAGAATCTTTGTCTTTAACTTCTGTTTGATACCTGTTATATAAGTTTTCTTTTTTCATTTACTTAATTAGCGTTTTAATTAATGTACAAAGTTCTGTCAACACCTTAGTGTTACTTTGTACTGTTTCGTTTAACTTGTCGGTTTCGCTTTGATGTCTTTCGTTTTGCTTTTCCATATAGTAGAAAAGTGCAACACACACCGCAACAGGAAAACCAACGTTACTTATTAATGATACTATTCCGTTTACGTCCATATAGCAAATTTTAACTTTGTTATTTCATGCTGCAAAGATAGTTCTTTTATTTGGTAAAACCAAATAAAACAGGGGAAAATTGTTTCACGTGAAACATTTTTAACCCCTGTTAATATATATTAAGTAATTATGTTGCTGCGTGCACTCGCCATTAAATAGTTACGCACAATTTCGCCTATTTCGTTATTCTGATAAAATACCTTATCGGTGGCGAAATACTTTGTTATTTGCTGCTCCACATAACTTGCGTTACTCAGTAACTTTCTTTTATAGTTCGGTTTTCCGTTCATCTGCAAAGAATAAATCAAATTATTATCCGTGTCCTTAATCGGGGTTGTTTTGTTGTGGATATATATAAAATTGTTTACCCCTGTTTTGTCCTCAACCTGTATTACGTTGCCCTGTAACGTCATTTCGTTAAACTGAATATAGAAGACAAATAAAACGTCATTCGGTTTGTATTTAACAGGCAAATGCGGATACGCTGCTAGTTCCCATTTACCGCCTGTAATCATCTGCAAATTTTCATTGTCGAAACAGAAATATTTGTTACTAGCTTTATGCTTGACAATAGTACTACAGTATTCTACTGCTACCGTTGCACCGTGCTCACCGAAACGGTAAATATCAATAGTTCCCTGTTCCATAACTCGCACCTGTTTCAACCCCATTTCGGTAAAATATGGGCAAAACTGATTAACTGTGTTACCTAACATAAAAACTTTAACATCGTTTCTTTGTCTGATAATTGTGCTCAACAGGTTCATATATAACATAAATTCGTCAGGTAAGTAATAACGTCTAGTCAAAAACTCATCGAATACAACTGTAGTTATATTCGGGTAACTGCTTGACTTTTCGTGTTCCTGTTCTGATAAACAGAAACCGAAACAGAACGGTGTGTTGTCGGGTATACGCTTTTTGGTTTCGGGGTCATAAGACGAAAGAAACCATTTACCCGAAACGTAAAACACTTCGTTAAACTTACCGTCTGTTAATTCCTGTATCACACCGTTTGCCACATGATTTGCAAACAAACTCTCGGCACGTTTTCCCCTTAAATCTTCTCGCCAACGTCTAATATAAGCCATTTGTTTTCCTGTGCGCAAATATTCTTTAATACCATACAGTAACGTTGCATAAGTTTTACCGTTTGAACGTTCACCAAAAATCACATTGTAATCTGCATTTTTTGACAAAATGCGGCTTAAACTGTAAAATTTAGGTGTTTCCACCTTTTCTTTTTTCTGTTTCATATTATTCTTTCTTTAATCTGATACCAATTAAATAATTTATATAAAGTACTGAAAGACTAAGTGTATAGCCTGTAGGTTCCAAGTGTACCCCTGTTACTGTGTCGTAACTTGAAATAACACCTGTATAGTCTTTTATCGTACCTGTCTGTTCGTAATCTATATATGTATGAATATTCTTACCTGTTGCAGTTGGCGGTATGTCTAAGTAATTAGTAAAAGCGTCAAAGATACCTTTTTCCCCAAAAGTTTCTAACATGTAGGGGATAGCAGATTTCTTGTTAACACCCGAAACTGTAATACTGTAATTATAATTTTTACCGTTAACAGTAAGGGCATTTTTTTCTTCTACCATATATCTTTTAGCACCTAAAGTCTTGAAACGTCTGTACCGTCCCTCATAGTCCCAAACACCCAAAGGTTTTGCTATTCCCTTAATCGTTACAGGTTCAACCTTTTCAAAGGGTATTTTGTGAAACTTACAGGCTGCACGTAATTTCTGTTGCGCTAAATCATTGTATAGCTTGAAATACTCTTTGTGTGCGTCACCGTTCATTATTTTAACTGAATCGGTATCACTATATATGTAATCGTCTCCACATTCTGAAATACCTGTAAACAAGTTTCGTCTAGCATAAGCCGTTACATAAATACCCCAAGGGTAAAAAAGAAACCTGTTTCTACTGTCGTTGTATTTGCTTAACATTTCTAACTGTTTTTCGCCTGTAAGGTGTTCAACGTCCCAATTTTCACCGTCACACAAAATTTCGTCACGCAAAGGGTTTGTGACGCACATACCGTAACAACTGTTTAGCATTTCTTTGTTATTCAAATATTCAATTTCTTTTCCCTTTACACCTTTTAGTTTGGTTTTCATTTCGTACAGGTGCAAAATTGATAGCACAAACTCAGTCGGCAAATATTCTTTTCTGTAACAAATCATTTTGCCTATTCGTATACGCTCCCAAGTGTAAAACTGTGAAAAGACTTTAAAGTCTATTTCTGTTATAGTCATACATATTTTACTAGCACAAACTAAACGACCGTTATTTTCAGAAACATTTTCTTTCACGAAACACTTACTTACCGATATAGGGTTTTCGTTTTCTGATTTTGCAAAAATGTTTGTTATCTCAATATCAAAGACACAACAAAATTTACTAGTCATAAACTCAAATTGTTTCATAGACTTGACAGGGACGAACACCCCTGTGCTCATCGGAAACTTTTCTGATACCATAACATAGGGGTAACTACTTGTAAAGTCGTAACTATCTACGTTTTCCATAACTTCGTCAGTATACTTTGCGTTTGCATGTGTAAAGCCACCCGAGAAAGCACGTTGCAACATTTCGAATTCTTCGATACCTGTTATATTCAAATCGTGTATCTTGTCAAAATACTTAAAGTTTGGTGTTGTCTTGCCTGTTTCGTCAGTTGTTTTAAAGCATACAGAACGACAATATTTTCGAACAAAACCTGTTTTTGTTAAAGGTAATTTCGTTATTCCCTTGTAACGTTCTATTAATTCCTGTACGTAACACATAACTACTTTTATATCGTTCAAACAGTAACCTATTTCTTTTTGGGTCAACGGTGTTTCACTGTGGCGCAATAGACTATAGTCTAAATCGCCAACTAATTTCTCACACTTGTAAGTGTGTAACTGTTCGCCTAACTTTGCCAACGAATAACCCGATAACAGGTAACTACATCTAAACTCTAAACCGTCTTTAGTTATTCCGTAAATCGGTTTACGTAAATCTATAGAGAAAACTTTTTCCCATTGTAACAATCCACGGATAAATTGAAACTCATAAGCCAAATTGTGAACGTAAATAATAATACGTCTTTTTTGGTTTAAATCTAGCAAATTTACTATCTCGGACAACATTTCTTTAAATTCGTCCCAAGTTCGACCTATTACGCAAAAACCGTTTATTCCAAATTGCCAAACATACATTAAAGAACACTTTTCCATTTTTGTGTCTTTACCGCCTAATTTTATATATCGGTCATAACTGTATGTTTCACCGTCTGCGTCCCTATAGAAAGATGTCGTTTCAATATCGAAAGACACAGGCACATTAAGGAACTTTTCGCCCTTATTATTACCTGTAAAATTCTTTTCGTTAACCGCCAAAGATAAAACCTTTGCAATATCTTTTGGGGTGTAAACTTCTGCATGTAGTTCAAAGGGTATCTTTTTCATTATAAACCGAAATCTTTAAAAGCGTCTAATATTTTTTGTACTGTTTCTTCGACTTTTTCGCCAACGTTATCAATACTATTTTGTAAGTTATCTGCTATTTTTATAGCGTCACTTTCTATTTGGTCTGATACGTCTCTTGCGTCCTGTTCAAGTCCGCCTGTAAAGTCTTTATATTGCATAAGGTATTGCTCCAAAAATTTTTGGTCTGATACGCTCGCAATCTTACCGATTAACTTTTCTTGCATTAAAGAAAACTCATCATCTGATAACTTATAAGTTTTCTTTAAATGTTTTGCGTATTCATTCGTACCTGTGGCGGTTGAGGTTGGCTGCTGCAAAAATGCTATAGCCTTTGAATATTCTATTTTTAAATCGCTCCATTCATGTTTCATTGAAAATTTAGAATACCCTTTTACATCACCTTTATTTAACGCAACAACTGCGGGAGAAACAACACCCTTTTTTTCTATATTCTGTATACGTCTGTTTGCCTGTTGAAACACTTTAGCAATTTCTTTTCTTAAACTGCTGCTGCTTTCAATAGCGTTTATGATTTCTTTCTTTACATGCGCTTTTTTCGTTGCCTTAAATGTTCGACCACTAAAGCCTATAGGATTTTTGTTTGCCATATTATTGTTAATTTAAAATGAAACAAAAACAGGGATAACAATAAAAATACTGTTACCCCTGTGAAATTATCACCCTTTACACTACACTGCGCTATTTATCTACAAAGGTAATACCATAACACTTTTTAGCATGTGAATCGTATTCATAAATCGTGTAACCTACCTTGTTAGCCTTGATAGCATCGACCGCCTCACTATCCGCCAAAATTTCACGAATTGTGTCACCTGTGAATTGTGGCAAATTTACCAAGCGTTTGTTTTCTGCGTCAATTATTACAGGTGAATCACCCAAAGGGGATTTATGAACGTACAAACCGTTTATAGGATGCACCACATCACCGCCACCGTCCTTTTTACTGTTGTAGATGTCTGTCAACTTTACAAACGGAAAATCGGTTGTATCAATACCGAAACTTGTTTTGTTGAACTTACTTGCAAAACTAAAAACTTTAACCATAACTTAAATATTTAACGTTAAACTTCTGTTGTTATCTGTGTGGTGTATTACTCTGCTGAGTTGTCGCCGTTCTGTGAATCGCCACATTCTTTCATACCGTTTGCAGCCGCAAACTCATTCAACCACTTCTTAAAGCGGTTCACCTTAATAAC